GGTCGAACCGCTTAATAAAGAGCGGATAGGGAGTAAGTATGAAATCTAGCGAAACGATCGAGAAGTTAGCGCTCGCGTTATGTAGCGCACAGGGAGAAATGGGCGGAGCTGTTAAGGGTTCCGCAAATCCATTTTTTAAGACAAGTTATGCTGACCTAACTAGCGTTATCAAGGTCATCAAAGAGCCGTGTTTTAAAAACGGCTTATCCTACGTGCAGTTTCCAATCAGGAACGAAAATGGCGTGGGTGTTGTGACTAGACTCATGCACTCATCTGGTCAGTGGCTGGAGTCCGAGTACACGCTACCAATTCAAAAGCTGGACGCTCAGTCGGCGGGCGCGTGTGTGACGTATGCGCGTCGGTTTGCTTTACAGGCATTGTTTGGCATTCCGTCCGTGGATAACGATGGCGAGGATCTGGCTTTAAGAAGCGTTAAGGAAACAATCACCGATGAGCAATGCGAGAAGCTCGCAGATATGATCGAACTCAGTAAGTCCGATCTGTCCAAGTTCAACAAGGCGTTTCAGATCGAGGATTTAAAAGAGTTGCCTAAAGCATCGTATCAGAAGGCTCTTAAACTGCTTCAGGAGAAGTTAAATAATGCGGGTGCATAATCACGAGCAGGGGAGTGAGGAGTGGCTAGAGAGCCGTCTAGGGCGTCCTACGGCGTCCAACTTTTCCAAGTTGATTACACCTACGGGTAAGGCCAGCAGTTCAGCGGACGCTTACATCAACGAGCTAATCGCACAAAAGATCACTGGAGAAATTCCAGAGTTTTACAAGAATGCGGCGATGGAGCGCGGCAACGAGCTAGAACCTGCGGCAAAGGCTCTGTATGAGTTCACACGCGACGTAGAGGTCGTGGAGGTTGGGTTGTGCTTGCATGACACATTGGAATGCGGTGCGTCCCCTGATGGCCTTGTGGGTGACGATGGCGGGATCGAGATTAAGTGCCCGTTACCACATACACACGTTGGGTATTTGAAAGATGGCAAGGTGCCCACGAAATACATCCCACAGATACAGGGTTGTTTGTGGATCACTGAGAGGGAGTGGTGGGACTTTATGAGCTACCACCCATCCATGGAGGATTTGATTGTGCGCGTTTATCGAGACGAGGCGTACATCAAAAAAATGGCTGACGTGGTATCGCGTACAGTCGAAACAATAGAAACTGAAGCTAAGAAATGGAGTAGAAAATGACACAATACGACAACAATATGCGCGGCGTACTATTTAAGAATGACCGTAAGCAGACGGACAACCACCCAGACTACAATGGTTCGTGTGAGATCGAGGGTACCGAATACTGGATGAACGCATGGATCAAGCAAGGCAAGAACGGGGCGTTTATGTCGTTCTCTTTCAAGCCGAAAGAGCCAAAGCAGGCGCCAGTAAGCGTGCCAGTGGTTAACGCTCCAGTTGAAGAGTTCGACGATATTCCGTTTTAGGGGGGCGTTATGCACATAGGAAAGCAGATAGTAAACATACAGCGAGATCGTGGCATACAGTGTCAAGATCTGGCGAAGAAGCTGGGGATCGTACCCCAGCAACTATCAAGATGGCGGCGCAGTGAGGATCTCAAGTTCTCACTGGTCGAGAAGGTAGCTAATGCGTTGGGATTAAGCATTCATGAATTCATTGAGTATGAGAGAAAAATTACGGGCTGAGATAAAGGCACAAACTGAGGCATTTTTGAAGAAGGGCGGTAAGATTGAGAAAATACCAAAGGGTGCCCAGAAGTTTAACCCGCTAAGGAACAATCAGTGGGTGTCAGAAACAATGTCAGATAGTCTAAAGGGGAGATAAATGCAGGGAGACTACTGGATAATACGACAAGGGCAAGACATCGATCGTGTATTGTCTAATGTCAGGGAATGGGCTAGTGGGTGGGATTTTTCTCACCCGCTAGTAATACAGCCAAGAAAGTATACAAATTCGAGATCACTATCGCAAAACGCGCTACTACACAAATGGTTTCAAGAAATGGCCGACTACTTTTCTAGCAGAGGTGCGGAAATCGACGCAGAAAAGGCTAAGTCATTGATGAAACTGAAGTTTTTAGGGACTGAAGACATAGTTGTCAACAAAACAGTTATCGAGGGGCAATTGAAGCAGACAAGCAAGCTAGACAAGGGCGAAATGCAGTTGTTTATGGATCTTGTCTATAATTGGGCGGTGGATCACGGTGTCACTTTGTCGATGCCTGAAGATTCTGAATATATGAGGTTACGACAATGACAGACTGGGAAAGTCTCTTACCGTTTTGTGAGACGGCGAGGCAAAAGCAAGTTGTTGAATTGAGAAGCCACGGAATTAGTGCAAGGCAGGTTGCAGATCAATTGGGTATATCTGAGCGCAATGTGATGGAGGCGTGCGCTAGGGTTAAACGGAAGGCCGCAAAGAACGGATACAGCCCAGAGCATGACATGACTCACGTCGTACCCGATGGCTTTAAGGTCAAGGGCGTATCGACGTATTACAACGATGAAGGCAAGGCTATAGGGCAGTGGGTAAAAAGTCAGTCAGATGAAGCCAGACAGATTGAGATTGTATTACAGGCAATCGAGTCGGCCACCGATCATATCAAGCCGTTTAAGCCAGTACCAAAGCCAAAATCTACCGATAAGGATCTATGCTCACTGCTGTGCATAACTGACTTTCACTTGGGGATGTACGCGTTGGAGGCAGAGAGCGGCGAAGACTGGGACATCCACATCGCCCGTGACACATTCCTAAACGCAATAAACGAAATGGTCACGGCTTGCCCAAGGTCACATACTGGCATTTTATGTCAACTCGGTGATTTTTTGCATTTTGATAGCCTACTTCAAGTCACTCCGAGTTCTGGGCATATTTTAGATGCGTCCACAAGATACGCGAAGCTGGTGGAGCTGACACTGGAGGTAATGACACACGCGTGTCAGATAATGCTGGCGCACTTTGGCGAGGTCATTGTGATTCAGGCCGAAGGTAACCACGATATGGCGGGATCTGTCTGGTTAAGAAAGGCGATCAAGCGCGAGTTCGAAAACGATAAGCGATTGAGCGTTATCGATAACGAGTTCCCATATTACGCTTATTTACACGGCGAGATTATGCTGGCCTTTCACCACGGGCATAAAGTCAAGATGCAACAACTTCACAAGCTATTCGCTAGCGAGCCGCGATTCCGATCGATGTGGGGTGAGGCTAAACAAACGTATATACATACAGGCCACTATCACCACGAGCGAGTGGTCGAGGATGGTGGGGCCATTGCAGAACAACACCCGACTTTGAGCGCACGCGACGCTTATGCCGCGAGGGGAGGCTGGGTATCGATGAGAGGCGCAAAAGTAATTACATACCATAAGACTGACGGTGAAATTCACAGAACAACAGTGAGGCCACGATGAGCGCAAAGGATTACCAAATCGGAGGGAGCCACTATAAAGACAAAGGCATTCAGCCCATTGAATATATAATGTCGAATGATCTGGATTTCTGCGAAGGCTGTGTCGTAAAGTATGTGTCGAGGTGGCGTAGTAAGGGCGGGCTTGATGACCTATACAAAGCAAAGCATTACATCGAGTTTTTAATCGAGAGGGAGCAAGATGGAAGATAAGCATTGCACACAATGTGATGAAAAAATGTCAGAGGTTTTCAACGCTAGCGAAGGGTTCAGGTTAAAAGGCTGGTACTGCGAGCGGTGTCGTATTTTTGACAAAGCAATCGGACGTGAGCGAAAGCACAAAATGGACGGTCAAGATGGCGATAAAACGTGAGGCGTGCGACAAGTGGTTTTCGGATGTAGTCAGGGCGAAAGCTAACTGGTCATGTGAATACTGCGGCAAAGACTTTGGCGGGCCATCAATGGGTCTGCACTCCGCACATATTTATGGACGGGCTAACAAATCTACGAGGTGGAGCTTAGACAATGCAGTGTCATTATGTGCGTATCATCACGACTTTTTTGGAAAGAACCCCGTGACGTTTGCTGACTGGTTATCACAATACTTCGGTGAGGGTCACATGGATATCCTACGGGAAAAGCGCAACGCTATCCTAAAGACCACTAAAGAGCTTCGAAAAGAGGTCTCGGATCACTATCGAGGCGAATACCGCAAGATGCTCGACGATCCAGACTACGAGCCAGAGAGTTACAACTAAACAGGTGCAAGCATGAAAACAAAAATACACGTTAATCAGCATAATATCAGAGCTAACGCAAAGGGTGGCGACCTACCCGTCATTACCGTTAAAGATTACAAGCAGAATCGCAAGGTTAACGAGGCAAAAATAATCCACAATGGTGAGGTTGTGGCCAAAGTTGTTTATAGTCCAGAAAAGCCGCTCTCATGCGGCGCTAAAGTTTGGATAGAAACTGAGTGCAATGTGATTACTATCTGATACTGTAAAGTGGTTATAACTAAATCTGTTTATATAACTAATTAGACTAACTTTTTTTATCTTATTTCTAAACAAAAGTGTTGATTATCTGGATTAGGTGTTTTAAGATGTTTTCAACGGCTGAGGGAAGCCACTAACTAAAGAGGGAAACACAATGATCAAGCTAACCAAAACAACATCAACTCAATGGAACGGAAACGGATTCGGATCATCTGCGGCAGAGTGGGCAATCAAGGGTGCAGAGCATATTGCGGTTCGCCGCCTTGTTGGAAACTGGTACGCAGTTGACACAACAACAAACACAAAAATTGCACGCGGCTTCGATAAAGCAATGCTTCTCGAAGTATTAGAATCAAAAGGCTTTTAATAAGGGAGAGAGTAAAATGATCAACAAAGCATGGGTAGAAAAAGTTTTAGGTAAAAAGCGAATGAAGTTTGTAGAAGACATTGATGTCTCTGGCGGTGTTATCGACATCATGTTATTCGAGCAATACGAAATAACCGATGGCGCGACAATCTGGGTGCTTGATTACGAATGCGATGATTATACTAAAGCTGACATCGCGGAGATGATTAGGTCTGAGGTAAACCCAGAGCCAAAAAATTCACAGGAGGCCGCGTAAGCGGTCTCGAGGTTGGATAATGGGACGCAAGGCATACAAATTGACCGCCGATCAGGTTCGAGAGATTCGAGTCAATCGGCACGGTCTGACTTATCAAAAACAAGCGGACAAGTATGGCGTACATAAAAATACGATCATAAAAGTCCGCTATCACATCCTGCATAAAGATGTTGTTTGATTTAAGGAGGGAGGGGTAGTATTATTGGAATTGTCGGTGGGCTGGGAACCCTAAAGACCGATGAACGCTACGTAGGAAACGATCACCCGACAAGGGATATTGTTTCAAACCGCCATTCATCCGTCAAGTTTTCCTCACCGACCCTAAGCACGTGGAAGCGTCGCCTGAAAAGGTCACCCACCACGTAAAAAAAGGAGATCCAGACAAGTCTTAGGGGTTATGGGTAGTCTCGATAGCGAGTGTTCATTGGTTTAAAAACCTTGCACGATACGCAACTTCGGGGCGGCGGTATGCCAGTCTGGGCGACCAGTAAGTCGTAATTATCGCAGTCGGAGTTTTACTGAATGATCCGACCCTGATGCTGGCTAGGACTGTCTCAATCGGCATAAGGCACTTACCAGAGTCGACTTCGGTCGCTCTGGGTGAGTATTGCCTGAATTAAAGCAGAACGAACTCATCGGCATAAGGGGAGTAACATGCAAGATCCAAAAGGCGGTCAGTTAACGGAGTCGAGTCACACGGTCAAGACGCTGGCAAAGGCGCTCGAATGGTTCGACGGAGTGGCTGAAGATAACCTGCCAGTAACTATAGAAAAAAAGACCACAAGCGATGGTCGAATACACTACAAAATAATCGACCGATCTGGAGCGGTCATATACAGGAGAGGGTAATGCGATTAAGACCACATCAGGAACTCGCGGTCGAAATGCTGAGAGGTTCATTACGCAAAGGTAATAAAAGACCAATATTGGCGGCTCCGTGTTCATTCGGTAAAACCATTACGGCGGCTTACATGCTGGCTGAGGCGGCGAAGAAAGGCAAGAAGGGCATATTTATCTGCGACCGCATTAAGTTAGTCCAGCAGGCATTGGAAGCATTCGACGCGCACGGTCTCGACGTCGGGGTGATCCAGTCTAACCATGAGCGAACTAACTGGGATGCTGAAGTGCAGATCGCATCGATTCATACTCTAGCCAGAAGATCAAGAAAGGTCGAATTTGACTTTGCGATAGTCGACGAATGTCACATCACTTACGAGTCGTTAAAGGAATACATGGCCGCATATTCAGCCGTGCCATTTATCGGGTTAAGTGCGACACCGTTTAGTAAAGGTTTGGGCAAGATATACGACGATATCGTTGTTCCAATCACTCCACGTCAACTGCTAGACCAGAACTATCTAACCCCAGTGGATTACTATGGTGGAACCCGAGTAGACACGAAAGGCGTTAAGTCTAAAGCATTGCCCACGGGTGGGTCGGACTTCGACGAGCGGGCATTGTCTGATGCCATAGAAAAAGACGAAAAGCTGGCAGGTGATATCGTCAAAAACTGGTTCAAACACGCGGAGGGATTGCAAACCATCGCATTCAGCCCATCGATCAAGCATTCGAAGCACATGGTCGAGCTGTTTAATGATGCTGGTGTTCCTGCGGTTCATATCGACGGGTACATGGACGAGGAGGAGAGGGAGTGGATATTTAGGGGGCACGATAACGGCGAGTTTTTGGTGCTCTCGTGTTCGAGACTCTTAAACACTGGATACGATGCGCCCAAGGTGCAATGTCTGATCGATTGTTTCCCTACAAAGTCAAAGATCACCTACGTTCAAAGGGCTGGGCGGATCATGCGAACGGCTGAGGGTAAAGAAAAGGCCATTTACCTTGACCACGCAGGGAATGTTCGTCGGCACGGATTCGCGGAGGATATCGTACCCGACTCATTGGATGATGGGACGAAGAAGTTTAACGAGAAGCGCCAGACAAAAGACAAGAAAGAACCCAAGGTGAAAACCTGCCCACAGTGCTATCAGGAAATGGTGGGGATTAGGTGTAAGTGTGGGTATGAGATCCCATTGAAGGAAAAGCTCGAATACGACCAGCAGGAACTCCAGAAACTGAAAGCGAAGGATAACAAGACATTTACCATCGAGGATAAGACGCGCTGGTACGGCGAGCTGGTCAGTTACTGTTACAAGCATAATCACAAGATCGGGTATGCGTCGTATCTGTACAAAGAAAAGTTCGGTGTATGGCCTAACGCGGTAAAAAACACACCTCAGAATATCCCCGAGGTGATATCGAGTGACGTGGACGGGTTCATAAAGCATACAATGATAAAAAGGGCGAAGCGCAATGATAGATCAATTCTTAGAAAGGCTGGATAAGGTACGGAAGTCAGGGAAGCAGTACACGGCGTGTTGTCCTGTACACGATGACCGATCGCCATCGATGACGATAACCGAAAAGGATGGGCGGGTGCTGTGTTACTGTTTTTCATGCGGCGCAACTGGTGAGGCAGTAGCCGAAGCGCTGGGACTGCCAGTGTCGGCGCTGTTCGAGGATGCACCGATAAAGCAGGCAGTGACAAAAAGGGATCTAGAGTATCTATCAGAGGATCGGATGGTGGTTGCAATTGCGGCAAACGGCGGGTGTAAAACCTACGCGGATTTTAAGCGTCTGAAGCTGGCTAGGGAGCGGATAGCGGGTATCGAAAATAAATTGAAAAATAATTAACAAAAGTGTTGTATTGGTATTATCAGTTGTGTTTATAATAGGTCAACGGCACGGAGGGTGCCACTAACTGAGAGGGATAAACAATGTTGAATCAAGTAATCACAATCGAAACAAACGAAGGCGATCAAACTACTGTAAAAGTAATCCGTGAGACTGCGAAAGCAATTTTGGTTGCTGGCGCTTGCAGTGAAGCATGGTTCCCAAAGAAAGGTTTGGATGATCGCAATATCATCGCGCCTTGGGTGCGTTTCGGTATAGAGCATTGTTTTTTGTTTGAAGCACCATACAACAAGGCCGCCTAAGCGCGGCCACGGAGGGAGTTATGACTTACTTTAAGTTAAGCGGTTGGATGGGTGCATGTGGTCTTGATGACGATGCAGACTTTTATGCGTTACGCGGCGTTTATGTTGGTATGCCAAACGTAGCGCAAGCCGTAAACATTGACGCCATGATCAGCGTTTGGGATTCACAGAGCTGGCCACCAGCCAAATAAGGGGGGAGTTATGAAAAAGAAACCAATGGCACGTAAGTGGGAAGATGTACGTAGAGACAAGCGCCGAAAGTTCATCGAGGATGCCTTGTGGTCGCTGGGCGCTGTATTTTTTATGGTCGTTGGTGGGTATGCACTCGCTGGCGCATGGCTGGGATTGTAGGGGGTAACATGAGAGTATCAATTGTAATTCAGGTGGATATCGAGGATATCGACTTTCAGGGTTTAACGATATCAAGCGATGTGGTGCAGACCGAGGCGTGGGGGCAGTTGGCAACCCACACCGAATGGGAATGCGACTGGGATCGTGCGATGTATGATGGGCAAGAAGTAGAAGTTTTGGACTATGACGAAGCGGTAACCTATTTACTCGACAGGGAGAGATACGGCGATGTATGACATACCACAACCGAACGGAAATCAGGCATTGAAGCGATGGCTGGAAAACGTGAACAACACGGTCGATATGACGATCAGCGAGGCGTTCCTGCACGGGTATCTGGCGAGGCTGGATGAGGAGGTTCATCATCTGGCGATGCTAGAGGCTTTGGAAGATGTCGAGTAACGTCGGTGTGCTTGTGCCCAATTGCTCTAAGTCTACAGTAGAGCTTATTGCTCAGATGAGGCGTCAGGGATTGGGCTACAAGGCAATAGCAAGGAAAGTCCACCGAAGCGTGACAACCGTGAACCGATATCATAGAGTGTACGAGAAGTTTGGTATCGATGTGTTCGCGGAGGATCGATGACATACAAGGACAGAACATTTTGCACTCAGAGCTACGAGTGCGCTAACGAGGATTGTCAGTATTGGGTAGATTTCGAGGTTGATACTGACGAAGCGATAAACCTAGCCAATTACCAGAAAGACGGTTGTGGCTTTATCGAGGTGGAGCATGAGTGACGACGATTGGGTAGAGCTGGCCGCGTGCGTTTTGATAGCCGTGTTGGTGGTTGTTGTTTGGCGTGCGCTTGTTGGCGCATAAAAGTGTAATCGCGACACTTTATGTGGCGCATTAAAGTGGGATATATACACTAAAAATGTGCAGAAAAATGTCCATAAAGTCCCAGTTTTTAGACATGAGGGTGCCTATGTGTACACAAAATCGACAAAATTGGACACCACAGTAGACTTAATAAGCGAACAACAGCACAACACAATGAGCGAGTGGTTTATACATGCGCCAATTGGTATACCTTTTGGTAACTATATAAGCCAATTTCAAACCTTGGAGGGTGAGTGATGACGTTTGAGGATTGGTTTGACAGTAACGAGCATGCCAGTTGGGACAATGCTTGCGATGTCGCAAGGGAAGCATGGGATTGCCAGCAAGCTAAGATTGAAGCACTAGAGCGATGGATCTCAGGTATTGCAGACGATCACCCACAGATTCCAGATTGGATACAGCAAAGCGCTAGAAGTTTATTAGCGCAGGAGGTGAATGGTGAAAGAGTACAAGCACGCAATCGTGAAGTTTAACGGCGGTCGTGGCGCTCTACTCTGTAACCAGTGCAGGGTTATTATTGACTACGGGTTTAACCACAACGACGTAGAGCACTACTGCTCTAAATGTGAGGACGAATATGGGCAAAGGAAGCAAGCAGAGACCAACAAACAAAACAACATTTGATGAGAACTTCGACAGGATCTTCGGGAGAAAAGATGCAGAACATACAAGCAGAAATAAGCAAGTATCTAAAGAGGAACGGGTCGGCAGATCTAGCGGAGATGTCGAAGGTGATCTGGAGGCAGAGAAGGAAGGCGAGTAAGAGAGACATACAACAGGCCATCGCACCAATGCTAGAAAGTGGTATGATACTCAAGCGCGGTAATCATTATGTGTACGATAGCGAGGCGAGAAGGATCGCCAGAGGAGCATGGTGTGCAAATAAACATTGAGTCAAACGTCAAGCAGTTATCCAAGCAGTTAAGCGCGTTGGAAAACAAAGTGCTACCCAAGGCAACTAATAGGTCTCTGAACCGTGTGGGTAATAAGGTTGGTACTCAGGTCAGGCGATATGTGAGCAAGAAGGTAGGGCTACCACAGAAAACACTAAAACAGCGTGGGTTCTTTGCGCGGGTGAACTCTAACCTAAAGACTCTAACAACACAGATCCGCGTGATATACGGGGCCATACCATTGAAAGACTTTAACCCACGGCAGACAAAGCAAGGCGTTACTGCTAAAGCGTGGGGCAAAAGTAAAGTGTACGACGGTGCGTTCGTATCTGAAACGCTGGGGCGTCACGTGTTCGTTCGTAAGAGCAAGGCGCGCCTACCCATTAAAAAGCTATGGGGGCCAAACCCATCCGTGGTGGCAGACAAGCCAGAACTAAATTTGATTATTAACAAGGTCGTCGAGGACAACATGGGCAACGAGATGACATCGAACATTAAGTTCTATGCAAACAAAGAGCTTCAGAGACTTAATAGAGGGAGTCGGTAGGGGGTGGGTCAAAGGTACTCCCATATGCGTCCCATGCGGGTAACGTAGCGT